CACTGTCATTAATCTAAAGTACATGAGTGAATTACTGGGCATTCCGGTAACTACACACGGACTTTGGCATGCTGGCAGCTATGATCCTCAAGACTTTCTAGGACGTCTTGTAGGTAAGAAACCTTGGGTTAGGCATGCTGAGAAAAGTTTTTTTCATGCATTTGATCACAACTACTTTGCCACAGACTTTCACATTAGAATGTTTGTAGACAACTTGTTAGAAGACGGGTATAAAAGCGAAAATCCGTATTACGAAGAAGACTACGATGAGTATCAACTTAGTAGTAAGATTGTCCGCACTGGCTGGCCTATGGAGTATATGGATACTACGTTGACTGCATATAAAAATATGCCTAAGCGAGATCTTATATTGTTCCCGCATCGTATTGCTCCCGAGAAACAAGTTGAAATCTTTAGAGATTTAAAACACTGGTTACCACAATACGAGTTTGTAGTATGTCAAGATCAACAACTAACTAAAAACGAATATCATAACTTGCTAGGAGAAGCTAAACTAGTGTTTAGTGCTAACCTACAAGAAACACTAGGTATTAGTTGTTACGAAGGTGCCATTGTAGACGCTATTCCTATGGTTCCAGATAGACTAAGTTATAGTGAAATGTATTTTGATGCATTCAAATATCCTAGTAAGTGGACTGAAGATTATGACACTTACACTGCCTATAGGCCAGATCTATGCCGTGCTATTATATCACATATGGACAATTATAAAACTAGATTGCCTATGTTAAAAAAACAAACGGAGACTCTACATGAGCAATTCTTCTCAGCAACAGACCTCGTTAGACGATTTACTTAAAGATATAACAATAGATTTGTCAGAACCTACTACTACCGTAATAGGTAGTAGTGACTATTCTTATAGTTCTGATTCTACTACAATGTCAACTATTACAATAAGCCCGCAGTATAATTTCAATACTACGTTTGCTAATAATAGTGTAAACACTATATCGATTGATTCTAGCTCGCTGTTCACTTATAATATGCCAAAAGAATGGATTGACTGTTTTCCAGAATGGCGTAGAGTTGAAGATATGTGTAAAGAGTATCCGGGACTAGAAATAGCATTTAGAAATTTTCAAACTGTTTATCAATTAGTAAAGGATGATTATGATAATCCAACTCCTAAAAAATAAATTCTTTAGTTTTTTAGAACGTGCTGATCGTAAAAGAATTATCATGGATCGTGTAGATAACGAGCCATATCTTGAACGATACTATGTATTTCTTAAAGATAGAACGTGGTTTCCGTTTAATGTATTCTTACACAAGTTTCTTAAATCAGATCCGGATGATGTACACGATCATCCTTGGCCCTATGCAACTCTAATCCTTAAAGGTGGTTACTATGAATGGACTCCTGTCTTTGACTCATCAGGTAAACAGATCGCTGAAACGGTTACATGGCAAGGACCCGGCAGTTTTCGTGTATGTGGCGCTAACAGCTATCATCGTATTGAGCTTGATCCTAGCGTAGATTGCTGGACCATGTTTATGCCTGGGCCGCAAAAGCGTGAATGGGGGTTTCTGGTAAAGAACAAATGGATACACAATGAGCACTACCTCCAACAACGTAAAATCAGCGGGTAATTTAGTTTATACTACTAATGGTACTGCTGGACAGTTTTTAACAAGTACCGGCGCAAACGGAACTAGTTGGTCTCAAACTAATATTCCAAATACGCATTTCAATAGTAGCAATAATAATCCTATAATGACAATACCTTACGGTGAGGATAAAGTTGTTGTAGAAGAAACGGCTGCATTAGAAGTCAAGGGCAAAATGATACTTAACGGACTAGATCTTGAAGAACGTTTAAAGACTATGGAAAAAGTCTTGCGTATTCCTGAAAGAGATGTTAAACTAGAAAAGAAGCATCCAAAGCTAAAGAAACTATATGATCAATACATAAACGAATTAGAAAAATATAGAACCTGGAATCGCATTAAAGGTGAAGAATGACAACTGCATTAGAAAAGGCATTAGATGAAAAACGAGCACCGTGGACAAACATTGAATACCGAACAAAAGATTTCTGGATCTTCAGAGATGCTTATCCAGTTACCGAAGGGCATCTGTTATTTGTGCCTACCCAGGAACAAAGTAACAATCTCTGGGAGTGTTACAAAGCAGCCTACAAATTTGGGTTTGAAGGAGTTGAATCAGAAAAATGGGATGGCTTTAACATCGGGCAAAACATCGGGGAAACTGCAGGACAAACAGTAATGTATCCGCATGTACATATGATTCCACGTCGCAAGGGTGATATGGAAGATCCACGTGGGGGTGTTCGTCACGTTATACCAGAAAAAGGAAACTATAAAAATGCAAGTAAGAGTTAAAGAAAATACAGAAGAAATTGGTAAGTGCGGTTGCGGTCGCAGTCCAACTGGTAAGTGTGTTGGATGGCACGGCCTTACTGAAGAACAATTTCAAGAACGTTTAGAAAAATATCAAACTGGTCAACAAGATCTCAGTGGTAAAGATATCTAAATGAATACTGACGATCATGAAATTGTAGTAGCTTGGCACAATCAAGATAACCTATGGTGGAACGAAACTTGTGCTATGGTACTAGAAGTGTTTGGATTACCTGGAACCAGGTTTGTCTATAAACCTTTTGAAGATTTTATGACGTTCACATTTAAATCAAAAAAAGATGCCGACTTGTGTCGTATACTGCTAAGTGAACGATTATGACAAAAATAGGCATTGTTGGATTAGGGTTTGTTGGAGAAGCTGTACTCAATGCCTACGAAACGTTGTTTACTGACGTAATTGTTGTAGACATTGATCCAAAAAAATCTACAGGTACTTATGCAGATTTACAAGATTGTGATGCAGTATTTGTATGTGTACCTAGTCCCTCAAAGGATACCGGCGAATGCGACACTAGCATTTTAAATTCTGTGCTGTACATGTTAAGTGATTATAAAAATGTAATTATCAGCAAGACCACTGCTACGCCACAGTTCTACGAAAAGATGCAGACTGTCTATCCTAATCTTGTACACATACCAGAGTTTTTAACAGCCGCTAAAGCCAATCAAGATTATCTCAAAGAACAAAATGCTATCATAGGTGGAAAAATTGCTGCCTATAGAAATGAAGCAGAACGTATTATCAAACTAGTACAACCTATAACAATGGTAGAGCATTGTTCAATAGGTGAAGCTGCTTTTGTCAAATATACAATCAATTCATATCTAGCTACCAAAGTAGTGTTTATGAATGAAATGAGTGAGCTGGCAGTAGCACACGGATATCGCTGGGACGCTATTAGAATGTATCTAGCAGAAGACAACCGTATTGGGTTGAGTCACATGCAGGTACCGGGTCCAGATGGATATTACGGATTTGGCGGCATGTGTTTTCCAAAAGATACAACTGCTTGGGTAAAGTATGCAAATAAACTAGGCGTACAATTGAGCGTATTGAAGACAGCAATTAAGAAAAATGTCCTATTTAGGTTGCAAAAACCTAAATAAAGTAGTACAATGTACAATAGTCATCCACGACAATAACTCGGAGAATAATAATTGACACAAAAATTTATAGCAGATCCTGCACTTAGACCCGCACCAGAATTTAAACCAGATAAGTTTGTACCTTTAAAGACAGAAGTTAAAAAAGAAACAGGCTTGGCCGCAATGGCAGGTGATGGCGGATACGAAGAAGCCTACTTAGGAGATTACCTTCGTTCTAAGATGAAGCGTGACGGCAAAAGATTCTGGGCCGGCGACAACATTAGTGAATATGTTAACGATTATAACAAAGAGCAACTAATCGACGAAGCTACAGAAGCATTTGAACTAGTGCTTGACCGTTTGCTTATTGATCGTGAGAATGATCCTAATAGCAAAGGCACAGCAAGACGTCTTGCTAAAATGTATTTTAATGAAATAATGGAGGGTAGATATGAACAAGCACCAGACGCAACAGCATTTCCAAACGACTCGCAGGACCGTTATGAAGGTATGTTGGTTGTTCGTAGTGAGCTCCGCAGTATGTGTAGCCATCATCATCAACCCGTTAGTGGCGTTGCTTATATTGGTATTATTGCGGCTCAGAAACTCATCGGACTTAGCAAATATACGAGGATCGCTCAATGGTGTGCCCGTCGAGGTACTCTCCAGGAGGAACTTTGTAACGACATTGCCCGCGAAATTAGCAAAGCTACTGATTCCCAAAACGTAGCAGTCTATGTACAGGCGATTCACGGTTGCTGTGAGAATCGTGGCATTATGGCACATTCTAGTCTTACACAGACTACAGTATTAAAAGGTGCATTTAAAGAAGATCAAGGAACTAAGAAAGAATTCTTTGACAATATTAAAATGCAACAAGAGTTTGCGCCGCGATGAGATACATTACTAACAAGTTTGATAGTGTTCGCTTGCCCATTGAAGAGGGCTTGTTAGAGTGGTTGCAGGCAAAATATCCTGCTTCTAAATATTATATAAAGGAAATATAATGGATAAGTTTTTTGAATGGTTTGGCCGTCACCGTAAAACGATTGGCTATGTAGTCGGCGGTGCTAACGTAGGTTCAGGCATTGTACAAATTGCTAGTGGAAGTTTTTGGCCTGGCATAGTATGGTTAGTATTAGGTGCGTCAATAATTTTAGATACAAGGATGTTCAAATGAGTGTATATCTTATCAAGCCGCTGGAAAAGAAAAGTGTTGTCTACCATGTAGAAATGTATCGTAGGAATCCTGATGATAGCGTCAGTTGGTTTAACATTGACGAAACATATCGTTGGGGGCAGGGCTTTGTTGAAGGTGACTTGGATTGTAATCTTCCTTGGCAAGGTGATACTGTTGCCTACGCTCGAACCGATTGTGGTTGGGGTTGTGAGTTTGATGACAGCATCAGCGTTGAGTGGGAGTTTAGTGATGACATTAGTGAACTTGAACAACAAGAACTCAAAGAAGCATACTACGAAGGTGGTGCTGGCTGGTTGTTTGACGGAGAACATGATTGGGCCGAAGAAGATACTGCAGTACATATTATTGCTCCATATCAAGTTGATCTATGCAACGATGCCGGAGAAGTTATTGAAGAAAATGTAAAACTAAAGACACGCCCAGATCCTAGTAATTCGTGGCCTTTTCCAAATTAAGGAATATTATGAATTCAGTAGACATGGCTAACAATTTAATCTTTAGAGCAAAGAACTTAACTGAGTTTACTGTTACTACTGAAGTTCCGGATGAGTTCCGGATGAATGGTGAGATCCCATTTGACATGCAGATTAAAGATAGTATAATAACAGCTAAGGTGTGGGCTGTAGACTTTGACGAGGCTGCAAAAAGATTAGATGATTTTTTAGGAACATGTAAATGAAATGGTTAAAACGATTAGTAGCCAATTGGGCACAACAAGGCAGCGAAGAGAATGCTAAAGTTTCTAGAGGATTAGTTACCTCAAGAGATTCTGAAGCTGTATGCGGCGATGAACCAATCTTGAACTTTAAAGTCTACTCAGCAGTAGGCGGTAAGGTTGTAGAGTTTAGACGTTATGATCGTAAGATTGATCGTAATGATACTACTACTTACATTATTACTAATGATCAAGACTTTGGTGAACGAATTAGTAAAATTGCAACAATGGAAAAATTAAAGTTATGAGCAAAATTAAAATTGCAGAGCTGTTCTACAGCATACAAGGTGAAGGTCGCTACATGGGTGTTCCTAGTGTGTTTCTACGCACTTTTGGTTGTAACTTTAAGTGCGCTGGCTTTGGTATGCCACGTGGTGAACTAAGTCATGAGGCAACAGACCTTGCGGCGACCCACACAATGATTAAAGCATTTGAAAAATATGAAGACTTGCCTTTAGTTAGCACAGGTTGTGACAGCTATGCTAGTTGGCATCCTGATTTCAAAGATCTAAGTCCAATGATGGAAAGTAATGGTATTGTAAATCGCATTATGGAAATACTTCCACACCGTCGTTGGAAGGACGAACACTTAGTTATTACAGGCGGTGAGCCTTTGTTAGGTTGGCAACGTGCTTATCCAGATTTACTAAATCATGCTAGTATGAGCGGACTTAAAGAAATTACATTCGAAACAAATGGTACTCAACCATTAACTGACGAATTTAGATCATTTTTGTACAACTGGCGCAAGGCTAATACAGATCGAGAAATTACATTTAGCGTAAGTGCTAAACTTCCCTGTAGCGGAGAATCTTGGGAAGAAGCTATTAGACCAAAAACTGTATGCGAATATGAGTGGTTTGGAACAGCATATCTAAAATTTGTTATTGCCACCGAGCAAGACTTTGCTGATGCACAACGTGCTACTGAAGAATATCGTCGTGCTGGATTTACTGGACATGTTTATTTGATGCCAGTAGGCGGTGTTGAAAATGTCTATGCTATGAATAATAAAAATATTGCATTGTTAGCAATGAAACATGGGTTACGATACAGTGACCGTTTGCAAGTGCCGTTATTTAAAAATGAGTGGGGTACATAATGAAAAACTTTTTTAAACGCTTAGTTGGTATTGATAAGCTAGAAGAAGAAAAGGCAACCTTACAAGCAGCCAGAGATCAAGCAGTAGCAGAAACTGCACAGGCACAGGCTGCAGAAGCACAGGCCAAATCTACTCCTAAAGAACGTGCTACTGCCAAAGGCGAGCCGTGGGTTAGTGTTTTAGATACCCATGTTAATAAAGATAACATTAAGAATGGCTTTTTTGAGCTTGACTGGAACGACCTTTTTATAGTACAATTGAAACAAGCAGGTTATGGTTTTGACGGTGACCCAGACGAGGAGATTGTAGATCGTTGGTTTAGAGACATTGTTAGAAACATGCTAGCAGAGGAAGGCATGGACACCACAAGAGGTGCAGGCTATATTAATGTTGTTCCTATATCACAAGGCAAGTCAGAAGTTAGTTAATGAACATTTATAAAATTAAAAGCGATCTTCCTGGAACAGAATATGCCCCAACATGGAATATTTCAGTCGGCAATACTGTATGGGAAGAATCAGCAAAGATCGACACTATTAAAACATGGTTACTTACAAATGAAGAACGCATTAAAGAAACTTATGCAGTGTCCAATGTTGGTGATACTGGATTAGGTAACGATAGTATTTCCAGTAGAATTGGCATGTATAATCTATTTGATTATACCACTGAACTTCCAGAACTCGCCGATTTATTAAAATTTATGCAAAAGTCCTATATTGATTTTGTTGATAGTGACCATACTACTAAACAGGAGTTAGTATTAGTATGTTGGGTCAATATTCTTAGAGAAGGTCAAAAAATTAGAGAACATGTGCATAATGCAAGTAGTATGGGATATTTAAGTGGTAATATGCATTTAGATGATTATAAAACTAGTACCATTTATAGAAGTCCATACGAGCCATTTGTTCCTCATTCATTTGATAATGTTAAAGGCGGGTTTACTATATTCCCTAGTTACGTACCTCATACAACCACAGAATACTTAGATGTAACAACTCCACGAGTTAGTATTGCCTGTGATTTTAGAGTGCCATATACTGTATCCTGGAATCAACCGCATCAAGAATTTATGAACAGAGAAATTTTTGAACAACTAATATCTGAAAGATAAAATGACATATATTTTAGTAGATACTGCAAATACATTCTTCCGTGCTAGGCACGTTGTTCGCGGTGACGCTGACATCAAACTAGGCATGGCCCTTCACATTACTTTTAACAGTATTAAAAAAGCGTGGAATGACTTTGGCGGGAAGCATGTGGTATTCTGCTTAGAAGGTAGGTCGTGGCGTAAGGATTTTTATAAGCCTTACAAGGCTAATCGTGCAGAAACTCGTGCGGCAATGACTGTACGTGAACAAGAAGAAGATAAACTCTTTTGGGAGACGTTTGATGCGTTTAAAGAGTTTATTGAAACAAAGACTAACTGCACAGTCTTGCAACATAAACAACTAGAAGCAGATGATTTAATCGCAGGCTTTATACAAATGCATCCTAATGATGACCATGTGATCATTTCGACAGACAGCGATTTTCACCAATTGATTGCGCCCAATGTTAAGCAGTATAATGGTGTAGCAGATACACTTACTACACACGAAGGCGTCTTTGATAAGAAAGGCAAGAGTGTAATTGATAAGAAAACTAAAGAAGCAGTGGCAGCACCTAATCCACAATGGATCTTATTTGAGAAATGTATGCGTGGCGATAGCAGTGATAATGTCTTTAGTGCTTATCCAGGTGTTCGTACTAAAGGCACAAAGAATAAAGTTGGCCTAACAGAAGCCTACGAAGATAAAGGTAAAAAAGGCTGGGCGTGGAACAATCTCATGCTTCAGCGTTGGGTCGACCACGAAGGTATCGAACACAAGGTCCTAGACGACTATAACCGCAATGTAACATTAGTTGATCTAACTGCACAACCTGAAGATGTTAGACAAATGATTACAACAACTATTGAAGAGAAAATTCAAGAGCCTAAGAATATTAGTCAAGTAGGAATTCGTTTATTAAAGTTTTGTCAGCTGTATGACATGAAACGTATGATGGATAGTATTGAATCATTTGCTCATCCATTTCAAGCAAGATATATTAAATTATCGGAGACACAATGAATTTAAAAGCCAAACCCATAGTAGATGGTAAATTTTGGATTGTAGAAGAAGATGGAGAAAAAGTTGGTATTCTACATAAAAAAGAAAATAACAAGTTCATGCTAAGTTCAAAAGACGGCGAAGCATACTTTAGCAAAAAAGATGAACTAACAAAACGATTTGGCAAGGACTTCTTTTTAGTCAGTGATAAAGTAAAAATTACGCACGAAGAAGTACGTGATGTGTATGACTATCCCACTAGCTGCCGTCCATATAATCCGTTATTCAATGTGCAACGTAAGTTGCCATTATTCACTAAATCAAGTGCAAGTAAGAGCTTGTATTGTGCAGGCTATTATACAATTAAATTTGACAAAGGCTGGGTTAAGAGCTTTTGTCCTAAACTGATTACTATTGAACGCTACCCTTATAAAGGACCCTTCAAGAGTGAATTGGAAATGAAACAGGTGCTAGCTAATGCCAAATCCGATTAATACTATTCCAATTCAACAGTTTATACAGCAGGTAAAGGCTGCTGATCTTACGCAACAGCGTGAGATTAAAATAGACATTAAGACAGCTAAAGCACTGGCCTATTGTCTAGGAGAAGTCAGTGCAAAATTGTTAGAAGATTACGATATATTGTTTAAACGTTTAGAATCTAGTACGGGTGCGGCTGTTACTGTACAAATGGATGGTGGCGGATTTTCCACCAATTAATTGATAAATATATGCGTACATAATAGGACGCATATATCATGTCAAGACCTAAGCCAAAAGTTCTGTTAGACTATGTTAACAAAAAGAACTATAAAAGCGAACAGATTTTAGAAGCTGAAGCAATTTGGGCTGTCTTCTATAAAAATGAGCCTTTTAATTTAAAATCTGCAAGTAGCATTACCAGCTATCCCGGCCCTAAGTATAAGAAAGTATCATTTAGTAATCCCGGACATGCACATAATCTTGCAAAAAAACTCAATCAAATGTTTAACTGCGAGGATTTCCAAGTAGTTAAACTAACCTCCGGCGAAATCATCAAATGATCTCAAAAGAGACTTTTACCAAAATTTTCCTACAGCAAAAGGAAAGAAGTATAGATGCAGCCAATATTAAACTGCATATGTACAAATGGTGGCAAAGTCATAGAAGCAAAGATCAAGGGGGTCTGCGTCTAAGTGATGACGGGTTTGATTTTTTGGTAAACGAATTGGAACTACGTAGTTACGAAATTCCATTTACAGAGCCAATTGAGTTAAGTCCCCAAACTATTATCTTTTTTGATAGAACTATGGATTTTCCATACTATCTTACAAACCAAAGTATTACTGTATTTTCTGAGCGTAAATCATTTGAGCTATATATGTTTTCGGACGACATTCGAAAATACGGTCTAGTCAAAGCTATAAATCGCCAAAACAAAGATAGCCAAACGGACGAAAACTCCTAAAAATCTGTTGACGTGACTGCTGTTAGGCAGTATAATAGATACATAGACAGTTAAACTTCAACGCTTTTTTAACCCAGGAGTATTTATGAGCGAGATCCTTTCACGTACAGTTGGCCCTAAAGCCGCTAAAAAATCCCTTCGTCGTGCTTTTAAAGCCAATCGTCCATTGTTCATCTGGGGACCTCCAGGCATTGGTAAATCCGATATTGTTAAACAAATGGGCGAAGAATTGAATGCCCATGTTATTGACATTCGTTTGTCACTTTGGGATCCTACAGATATTAAAGGTATTCCGTTTTTCAATTCTACATCTAATAAGATGGAATGGGCACCGCCTGTAGAATTGCCCGATGACGTGATGGCTGCTCAACATAGCAAGATCATCTTGTTCATGGACGAAATGAACTCTGCGGCTCCTGCTGTACAGGCAGCGGCTTATCAACTTGTTTTGAACCGTCGTGTTGGTACTTACAAATTGCCAGACAATGTACACATTGTTGCCGCTGGTAACCGTGAAACTGACAAGGGTGTTACTTATCGTATGCCTGCTCCGTTGGCTAACCGTTTTGTTCACTTGGAAATGAAAGTTGACTGGGAAGATTATTTTGGTTGGGCTGTTGACAACAAGATCCATAAGGACGTAGTTGGCTTCTTGACCTTCTCTAAGAAGGACTTGTATGACTTTGATCCTAAGTCAGCATCACGTGCCTTTGCTACACCACGTAGCTGGTCATTTGTATCTGAGTTGTTGTTTGATGACGAGGAAGATACAGACACATTGACAGATTTGATCTCGGGTGCTGTTGGTGAAGGTCTAGCTGTTAAGTTTATGGCTCATCGTAAGATTGCATCTAAATTGCCTGATCCTACAGACATCTTAAACGGCAAGGTTAAGAAAATGGACACTAAAGAAATCAGTGCCATGTATTCATTGACTGTGTCATTGTGCTACGAATTGAAAGATGCTAGCGACAAAAACGACAAGAAGTTTAACGACAAGGTTAACTACTTCTTCCAGTTTATGATGGATAATTTTGAAACTGAATTGGTTGTTATGGGTACTAAACTTGCTCTTACTCAATATCAGTTGCCATTGGATCCAGATGAGATCAAATGCTTTGACGACTTCCATGCCAAATATGGTAAGTACATTGCGGCGGCTACAGAAAAGCGTTAATTAGTAGCCAAAGTCAATTGACAGGACCTGCGGGTCCTGTTATAATATATACATACAGTAAATACTTAGGAGCAAAAAATGTCAAATTATCTAGACCCAATTGTTGATAAAATTGTAGTGGCTCGTGTTGGATTGCTACTACGACATCCGTTTTTTGGCAATATGGCTACTCGTCTTAAAATTGAAGATGCGTCAGACTGGTGTGCTACTGCCGCTACAGACGGACGTCACTTATATTACAATAAAGACTTTTTTGCAGATTTATCTGTTAAACAAGTTGAGTTTGTAGTAGCACACGAAATTCTGCATAACGTTTTTGAGCACATGCTCCGTGTAGAAGGTCGTGATCGTAAGATATGGAACATTGCCGCTGACTACTCAGTTAACGGTACATTGACACGTGATCGTATTGGTGAAGCTCCTCCTAAGATTAAAATCTTCCACGACACTGCTCACTACGGCAAAAGCTCAGAACAGATCTATGATGAGATCTATGAGCAGTATGATGATGAAGAATTAGCGGCACTTGGCGAGTTGTTAGACGAACATATTGACTGGGAGAAGGAAGGCAAAAATGGTCAGCCTGCTTACAGTAAAGAAGAGCTCAAGCAAATCCGTGATGAGATCAAAGAAGCTATGATGACAGCGGCTCAGGCAGCGGGTGCGGGAAATGTGCCTGCAGAGATTGGACGCATGATTAAAGAGCTTACAGAGCCTAAGATGAACTGGCGTGAAATTTTACGTCAGCAAATCCAAAGCACTATTAAAAACGACTATACCTTTATGCGTCCTAACCGCAAAGCATGGCACATGAGTGCAATTTTGCCAGGCACTAACTATGCTGAGACTATTGACATTTGTATTGGTATTGACATGTCAGGTTCTATTAGTGACGAGCAAGCTAAAGACTTTATTAGTGAAATTAAAGGTATTATGGAAGAATACAAAGACTACAAAATTAAATTGTGGTGCTTTGATACCAAAGTCTATAATGAAGCAGATTTTGACGGGTACGGTGAAGACATTATGGAATACGAAGTCAAGGGCGGTGGCGGTACCGAGTTTGATGTTAACTGGGACTACATGAAAGCTAACGATATTCAACCTAAAAAGTTTATCATGTTTACTGACGGTTATCCATACGGCAGCTGGGGTGATGAAAACTACTGCGATACAGTATTCATCATCCACGGCAATAACACTATTGTTCCTCCATTTGGTGCTCACGCATACTATGAGTCTAGTGATAAAAATTGATCCTGATGCATTCAGTGCTGGGCAAATTGAAAGTAAAATTTGGGCGGCACGTGAATTAGAAACTGTAGTGGCTCAACAAAAAATTGAGCCACTACGTATTGCTATACTAGGCGGATGGTATGCACTACTGCATTTTATTCTGCAGACTAGAGAACGGGTAGCCATTGAATACTGTAGGTCTTATGATGTTGATCCGAGTGCGTGTATGGATGCAAATCTTATCAATAACACTTGGGAAATAAAAGATTGGCAGTTTAGGTCGTTTCCTAGAGATGCTAATAAAGCTACATACGATGATAACATTAACCTAGTAGTCAATACATCCACTGAACATTTTGCCAGTAGAGAATGGTACGATCGTATACCCAACGGTACATTGTGCTTGTTTCAAGGTAATGACCTAGTTATAGATGATCACGTACAGCGTCCAGAAAATTTAGAACATTTCAAATCTCTCTGGCCTCTCAAAGAGTTGTTTAGTGGATCATTGCATTTTGATTTTAAAGATGCACCTTACACTAGACACATGACTATTGGTTACAAATAATGGCATTAAAAAACGGTAAACCTAATGCACTTAATGCATTAGATTTAAGAAAAGTCTCTTTTCCAGCACATCATTTTCATTATACACTATTAGAAAAATATACACCTACCTATCATAAAACAATAGACTCTTGGATATATCAAAATCTTAACAGTCGCTATTATGTAGGACAAGCTGTAGATCTAGTAGACAATACAATAGTCTACGTTACTAAAATTGGATTTGAGCAAGAAAAAGAACTTAGTTTCTTCAAACTTGCCTGCCCACATTTAACCTAACAGATAATTAATAAGCATATATAATTCATATAAGGAGGTCTTATGACTGAAGAAACCAATATACAACAACCGGCAGAAACTGCGCCACAACAAGAATCAAATGATTTAACCATTAGCGATCTTAGTGCTATGAAAACTATTATTGACATTGCTAGTTCACGCGGTGCTTTTAAGCCTAACGAAATGGTAGCCGTTGGGCAAACATACAATAAACTGTCTGCATTTTTAGATTCAGTAGCAAAAACATCAAAGCAAGGAGCTTGATATGCAATCCTTAAAACACGTAGGAAGAATTAAAACAACTGGTCGTAGATGTATGGTAGTGTTTAGAACATTGCCAGGCGATGCATTTAGTTGTCTTGTTGTTCAAACAGAAAGTCTTGACTCAAGCTATCATGATCAACTAGTAAGTCTGGTCGAGTCTAATGCAGCTCAATCTGCAAATGAATTTAGTGAAGTATTAGCTCGTGCTGTATTTTCAGACGGTAGCACAATGTTACCTAGCTTGCATGTAAAAGGACTAATGGCTAAGTTTCCGACTGACGCTATTGAGATGGTTCCTAATATGCAGACAACTATTATGTTGTCAGAATTAAATCAAATTATTGCACAACAAGCAGGTGTTAGCGTACAGGATCTTGCTATTAAGCCTAATGCAAATCAGAATGTTGAAATTCAAGAAATGGCAAGAGTAGCTGATATTAGTCCTAAAACTGGCAACACTGATCCATTAATGGATCAGGAAGATTACGGACGCACTACTAGCATGTCGGTTAACGAATCCATCGAGCCGTTAACCGATGACGCACTTGCTAAAAAATATCGCAGTGATGCTGATAGACTAAGCAAAGAAGCGGCCGAATTACGCAGACAAGCTGAAGCACTTGCGCCAACAAAGAAAAAAGCTACTGTTAAAGCGTGAATAAAGGAAAGATATTTCCTAAAGATGTTGTTGAACATTGGCCTGAAGTATTTGGGGAAATTACGTTAAACGTAGTTCCCCTAGTATACTTAGACTCAGTCACGGTTACATTTAAAAATAAAAAAGTTTGGGAAATTAAAATAAGTTCAAAACAGGCAAAAGACGACTGGGATGCTTTTGAACAGAATCTTAAAGAAATGCTAGCATCTTATGAAAGCGAAATTGAAAATGTTGATTTTAAACTAGATACAGAAAGAGTTAAAAAAGACATGATTAAACATACTAATCTTTTTTTAAGAAAACGAAAATTAAAATGAACGTTAAACTTTTATCATATTCACAACCAACAGAAGAATTTGCTAATTTAGGAGTTGACGATGCGCAAGAACTTATTGCGTACTGCGCCCGTGTTAGCAATCCTAGCAATCAACTTAATACAGAAACTAGTGAGAAACTAATTAAGTATCTAGTCAAACATCAACACTGGTCGCCACTTGAAATGGTTTCAGCCTGTATTGAAATTACTACCACTAGAGATATTGCTAGACAAATTCTTAGACATAGGAGTTTTAGTTTTCAAGAATTTAGCCAACGATATGCGGACCCTACTAAAGATCTTAACTTTGTCACTAGAGAAGCAAGACTACAAGATCCAAAGAATCGCCAGAACAGTGTTCAAGTAGATGATACAGATTTACAAAACGAATGGTTTCGTGCCCAACAAAGAGTTATCTATGCCGCAAAAAGAGAGTACGAATGGGCTATTAAAAATGGCATAGCAAAAGAGCAGGCTCGAGCAGTACTACCAGAAGGTCTTATTGAAAGTCGTTTATATATGAACGGTACTCTACGTAGCTGGATACATTTTATTGAACTACGTAGTGCAAATGGTACACAGAAAGAGCATCAAGAAGTAGCCGTTGCATGTGCTAGTGCAATTGCTGCTATCTTTCCAATGGCTACTGATCTAGTTACTCAGGGCGCATTGGCAACTTAACATTAAGTTTAAATTGTTCGTACAACCAGGACCAGTCATTAATTTTAATTAATGCGTCCTGGTTATTTTTATTCTCAATTCCATACTGCATACCTAACATTGCACCCGGTATTACATATTCTCCAAACCGTCTATCTAATCCTTTAGTGGTCCATGCTTGTAATCGTTCAGCAGTCTCATCTTGATTTGTTCGTGCAATCGTACTGCTGGCTAACTTTGCAGCTTCTCTAAATCCGCTACGCCATGCATTCCACGGACTAGATGCAAATCTATTAACGCTTGCTACTGTAGGAATAATTTTAAGTTTATTACTAAGACTAGTAGTAATGTCAACTCCACCTTCTGTTCCACCAAACAACATTTTAGGCAATAGCTTAATAGCACCATTGCCGTACTCTAGATCATTTATTTCATTACGACTATGCCAAATATGTACTAGATCAAAGTTATAATCTTCTACAAAATAATCAAAGTTAAATGAATCTAGTACTTCATTATCAGCGTCAACTACCCAAAAATAATCTGTTGTAGATTGTTCAGCACAGGCCTTGTGACTGAGATAGATATTGGCTTCTCCGTATACACGTTTTGCCTGAGGGAATCTCTTACTTAGTATTTGCCAGTTTGCCCAACTATTGGGCTCATTGTAAGATAGAAAAAATATGTCGTATGTTATATCTTGCAACGTATATTGATTATTATATTTTACACTAGTGAAAAACTCTTGCGTAGTATCTATTTGCCTATTTTTTGCAATAAGATAGCATTGACATTTTTCGGTATATTGTTGATAGAGTTTAAAAACATGGATGTATTCACTATCCCATTTTTTAGGTTCAAATACTAACATGTCATCTAAAAATTCATAACTAGAATCAATGAACCAAAAGAAGTTAGTAAAAACATTTTTCTTAGCTAGTTCAGCTGTATTAGTTAGCGTAATATCAAATTCTATAAATTTAGCAAATGGAAATTTTTCTGTTAGTAATTTGCCGCGTTCAACTGATAACGGTTTAGAATTATAAAATACTAGATCGTACATTATTCTTTATCCAAAAATCCAACACCATTTCTGTATTGCTGTAGGTGTACTGCTTTAAAAAATTTACTAGCATCTGCATCTAAGTTAGCAATTTCAAGATCAAGTGCGTTTTTTAACTCATTTCCATAGTAAGAAATTTTAGTATCTAAATCAGTTATACTTTCTATTTCTGTTTTCCACATGTTGGTAAGATACTCAAAGTCTCTAACTTGCACGTAATCCCAATCTGTACAATTAGTCATATAACAACCGTGTCTTGCTCCTAATATAGCCCAGTTACCATTAATAGTGTCTTGTCCTATATTAAGCCATACTAGTAATCGTTGTAGATTTTTCCAATGTATTTCTTTCTTAAATTCTTTGTTAGCAGTCTTAACTCCGCGATCAAGTGACATCTTTACGCCTTCACGGAATCCAGCTCGCCATGCTTGGAATGGGCTAGCATTATTATAGACATCACTGTAACAACTATTCATCTGTATGTATTCTGCATCCCAACAAAAATCTACCTGTGCATTAGGATCGTCAGCGGGTGCGTTTTCATGTGTTTTCATGTCTAGCACATACTGTTTAGGCCACAACTTTAATCCGCCATTGCCGTACATAAGTCCGTTGACTACGTTGTATCCTGCCCAACTAATAACACACTTTGATAAGTCTTTATGTTCTTCAAAGTTGACTTCTTGATTAAGAAAGTCTTCACGTACAATGTTATCACCGTCCACTGTGACAAATCTGTCTGTGTCACTTAATCTAGCGCAGGCCTTGTGTGCTTCATCGCTACCTTTAACGCCATGAACACGTTTTGCCCACGGCACTTTCTTTAGTAAATCTGCATAATTTTTTTCTGCATTTGGTTCGTCGTAACTAAGGTAAATTATATCGTAATCTAAAATTTTAACTGTTTGTGTCATATAATATTTGATATCCAACTGTGGAAAAAAATTGTTTAACATATACCGATATGTTAATAATATCACCTTCTTTATCTAACTGATAATCTACAAGCTCTCTATCTTTGTTAATTAAATCATTTACAGAAAGTTTAATAGTTCTATAGATAAAATTCATGCTACTATTGTCTACTACATAAATCTCAAGACTAGTGTTAAGATTATATTTTAATAAAGACTGTTTTTGATCTGGCCTAATTTGAAACCCCCATTTTTTTAGTAATGGGTAATTTTCAATAGTAAACATGTTGTCCCAATTATCAACTACTGGAACTTCAGTTAAAAATATTCCTGTGCTTGAATCTTCATATATAGATACAATCTTAGGTGTGTTTTGATCTATAAAAATAATTTTATATTTTGCTAATTGTTTTTTTTCAACTAAAAATTCTCTAATTGTATCATATTCAAATTCAACAAAATTTGAAAAGGATAAATTTTCTTCGTTAGTAATAGACAACAAATTTCCGTTATCTTTATCAAAGTACACTCTATATACTAAAGATGTGTTGCTCAATGCTAGTGCTTGTGCCAACAGTTCTGGAGGAATAATATCTTCTTCAGGATTATACATTTAATTTCTCAATAATTTGATCAGTAAGAAATTGATCTTCAACATAATGTACTACGCCTGATTGTTTAAAATTATTAAAATATAATTCTCTACGATTGTTAAAATTAATCATCATTTGAGTTAACCACGATACTGGAATAGGATCCCATCCTTGTAATGCAGGTTTCATGTGTACAAAAGTAAAAGGAGAATTAGTGTGAACTATTGTATCTTCAATTCCTAATATTTTTGCAGCAATAGCTACAGTAACATCCATGCTAAAAAATTTCTGCTGTTGTTTAGGAGCATTATCGTAATAAATTCGTTGCCAGTTATTTGTAATGAATTCAACTAGTTTAAAAAATGTTAGGGCAGTTTCAGATTTTCTAAAATAGAACATTCCACAATATAGATTAGGCAAGTCATTTTCTACAAATGTTTTTCTATATACAGTATCAACAATAGTGCGATCTTTATAATCTGCTACACGAGATGTAAAAAATAAATCACGATCATTAACAAATTTCCATGCATGTTCAATGTTATCCAATACTAACATGTCAGCATCAAATACTATAGTTTCATCATATGGACTTGCATAATATAACTTCCAACGATTTTCAATTTTCCATTCACTAGAGGCAGCAGCATCACCAAACGGTATAGGAATTATTTGATCAAAAACTGATTGATATTCTTCAGGCACATGATCATTAGTAACAATACTAATATTATTAATTGTTGGCTGAGTAGCCTTAATGCTTAGTGCAAGGGCGTATGCTTGACGAACATAATCAACATCGCTATTTTGTGCAATAACTAAGAAGCCCTGTGTCATTGTGCTTCCTTGTTTAAGTATCTTGTTAGACTGTATTTGTTCATAACATGCATGTCTAGATCCTTAGTTTTAGTAGCAATATATTCTCCTGAATAATTTTTCTTTTCAACTAAAAATTTTAACGTAGTATCTTCTATGTCAACTAGCACATCTCTATCAAGAGTGTAGTTCATTTTACCAGGTAACGATTTAGCAAAGTCAGTGCCCATCATATGTATTGCGATACTAAACGCAAAATCGTTTCTAAACACAGTTGAATCAATATTATATAGAGCTCTAAAATAACCCCAATTTTGTTTAACGTGCTTTACAAGATCAAAAAACGCTTGATTTACTTTTGACTTTTTAAAGTAAAACGCCGTTGCCCAATAGAAAGGAATAGCATATTGATTTAAGTATCTAAAACTTCTATCATCTCTCCACTGAGCAAGATCAAAACTATCTTGGTAGATTAAAAAATCATTAACATTATCCCATATCTTAGCTAGATTAGAACTATTAATAATGTAGTCACTGTCAATAACCAGTGTTTCATCATAGGGAGTTAGATCATAGCAATCTGATCTATTTAGATTTTTCCACGTTAATGTTTTAGATGCAAGTGTACCATCATAGAATCTTTTTGTCTGCTGTGTGTCGGTCCAGGTTGTAATAAACTGATCAAACACATCTGCTGCCGTTGGTTGACTTTGTAATAACCAATCTTTACTATCAGTGATTAAACTAACAGGTACATTTAGATGTCGTTTAACTTGTTCGGCAGCAAACAATGAGATTTTAGCATAGTCAATTTCACTGTTATTTTGAGCAAAAATTAGAACACCACGAGTCATAGATTTACTAGATCTCCAACTCGTCTTTTAGATCTTAAGTCTGCATACTTGGCCAAATATTCATTAGTTGCTTCATTATATACTGACAACATATTATCTAAAAATTCCTGTAAGTTTGAAACTTTTAAAGGAATACGGTTGTCATCTAATAGAATTGATTCTGTATTCCCAAGCTCAGTTAATGTATGCACAAAAACAATCAACTCTCTAGACACAGTAAAACTGGATCCTTGAAAGTAATAGATGAGACTTTGGTTGTATTCTTCTAAGGCAGTCTTTCTAAGATTGCCAAGTGTAGCCATGTAATTGGCTGTTTGAAATGCTTTTTCTAATCGTTCGTCCACAGAGACCTCCAGAGTAACTACTATACAATATAGTAGTTATCTTGTCAAGAGGTATGGGTATTGCCGTCCTGATTAGGCAGCAGTTGGTGTTAATACAGAAACATTTGTGCCGCTTGGGCGATACATTGCAACCACTGTGTTTAGTGTTGGTTGTACATCTTCGTCAAAGTTTGGATCGCCTGCATCATTATCGCGGTATTCCATTGTAAGAATTAATTGTGTGCCATCAGCAGATTTTCTAGCATACGCATAGTATCTGTTCTCAGCATATGATCCTGCAGGTGCTGCCTTTTCACCAATTAATTGATTGCTAGTATTTAGATCTTCCCAGCCGATTGAATAACTAGTTGCTGATGACCCTGTGTATGTTGTAGCAGTATAGTTCATAACAAATTCGCCCATTTGAGTGAACATTGTGTTCCAGTCATTGTTCTTACTAGTGCCAGTAGTTATGTTTGCACTAATTCTTATTTTGCCGCCTGCATTAAAGAAATAACGCATATTAGCTGCAGATCCATTTCCGCCTGTGTTACCAGTAATAGTAACAGTATGAGTCAATGTTGAATTCCAAGTAGATGATTGTGTCCTAGTGAGCAATCCTTCTGTTGAGAATTGTCCGCCAGCACTATCTGTATCAATAGAGTACTTGTTAGTGTTAAGAGTAGTAGCAAATGTGCTGTATTGAGATCTAAATGCTTCCGTGATTGCTGCTCCACTGGCCGGGACCACTAAATTTCTACCGTCTGTTGCTGTAGTTGATCCAACTGCAGAACCAACTTGGTGTTGTCTTGCTTTTACCATGTCAGTGCGCAGGTTAAGCCACTGCAGTGCGGTGATTTGATTACCGGCGGATACATCAGCTGAAGTTAAAGTCTGTCCATACCCGCTAGTACCTGTACCCATCACAGTATCTACAACAGCTCTAATACTGTTATAGTCTGTTGCTTGAATTAATTGTCCAACACCTGCTGCCATTTTCTTTCCTTACAATATAATTGCTTCTATTAACTTTACACTGGTATCGTTACTAGATTCTAAAGCAATAGCAAATACATCAGTTGAATGATGGACTCCTACGCTAGCACACCCGTTGTTTGCTGCGATAAGATTGTCACCTTTTTTCACTGCGCCAATAACTCGAACAGGTACACGCCCTTTTAGTGCAACATAAGTACCGCCTTCTAATTCGCTATTCATCATGTAAGCAGGATTTGTACTTACTGCACCTATTGCACGTTTGCCCCATGAACTAGCAGTTATTTCTTTTTCTCCACCTACTACCATAACAGTACCTGGAGCATATTCTGCATCTGCAAGATACTTTTCTGCTAAGTCAGCAAATCTAGCTGTAGTAGCAGTACCTTGAAATACATTTGCATAAAGGTCGCCGCTTGCATCTCTTGCAGCAACAGTGTTTATAGTTGCTAGTGTAGTAGCAAGTCTGTATGTGCCTTGCACTAGTAATTCATCAGTTTGTAATGCATTACTAGCAGTTCCCCAGAATGTGTGAGCAGTTGACGTAACTCCTGTTGAATCTGTACCTGTTAGTGTAAGACCTTTTTTAATGTCGCTAAATCCTAAAATAGGATTAATACCATCATCAAGTGTAAATTCATCTGCAGAAATTACATATAAAGGTTCATCATTAATAATAGCTTCAATAATAGCATGAGATACACCTAGATCGTCTTTTACTGATCTAGAACGCATCTGTGTGGTACCAATGCCGCCGGCAGTTTGCGGGCCGATTAATACATATCCGGTTGACGGTTTTTTAACATAAAGTTGATTATTATCAGTATCAAACCAAAAGTCACCTGTTGTTAATCCTACAGGTTCATCGCCACCAATTTCTGCGCCGCCTGTAGATCGAAATCTACTACCGTCATAGAATTTTAGTTTACTCTGAGTCGAATCAAACCAAATTTGGCCGCTAATTGGACGAGGGGGTTGACTTCCGCCAGAGAAGCTTTCCAACAAATGTAGGAAATTCTCGTTTTGTACTTCACCGTAACCAGCGTAATTTTTGCCGATTAGCTTAATATCAAATGTACTATTAATTGTACCATCTTCTACTACTACTGGTGTTGTACCACTATATCTATCAATACTATATGGCATTTAGTTCTACCCCTTAACTTTATGTATTTAGTTTCAAAATCAATTTAAATCAACCCATGCTCCTGCTGCATAAGCCTGGATTTTATCAGTTGTTGTATTATAAATTAGCTCGCCGTTATTTGCACTAGTCATTACTCTAAGATCACGGGCACTTGTTGTGTATTTTGGCAGCTGGAGTTGAGTCGTGGCCCTAACTCCTCCTGCAACATCTAATGTATATTCCGGCGTATTAGTTAATATTCCTACTTTAGCATTTCCAAAATTACTAGTAATTGCCAATGTGCTTACATTTGTTGCTATTTCAAAATTCTGATTTGGTCCCAACAATAACGGTAGATTGTTTGCAATTGCTACTGTGCCGGATGTGCTAGTATCACCACCAGTACTCATAAAATCAGTATAGTCTAGAGTCGCTCCACTAAGTCCTGTTATTGTGTCTGCTTTACTAGCAGTAACATTAAACTTCATTCCAGAAAGTGTACTAGCATTAAATCCTGGCTTAATTGTGCCTGTAAAATTAGTTATAGCAGTCTTTGGTGTAAATTCTATTGTACTACTACTAAAAATTCCTAACAGTTGACCTTGCGCCCATAATTCAACAATTACTCGTAGTGCATTGTTTGTATCATATAATGATACAACTTCAAATCCAGACTTTTGTTGACTGTCGCCCCATATTTTACTTGCTTCATATCTGTTGTTTGCAGATGAATAAAAATACAAACGCTTTTCTGTACTGTCAATCCACAGATCACCTTGTGCTACAATACTAGGAGCAGTAGGTTGCACGATAGGACCGCTTCCTATTCTAAACCCGTTGCCGTCATATACTTTTAATCTGCTGGTTGCAGTGTCATACCAAATCTGACCAGTTACTGGATTATTAGGAGCTGAAGTATTTGCAAAGTTTTCTAATAGTTTTATTAAATTTTCATTAAAAAATTCACCGTAACCGGCAACGTTCTTACCAATAAGTGTGAGGTCTGTGGCTGTTTGGTCAACAGTACTGTCAACAATTTCTGTTAGCAAGGTTCCATCTGTTTTATTAATTTTATAAGTCATTATACAATCCTACCAGTATAAATTATGTAGTTTATTGTTAAGTAAGGATTCATAATATTCAAAGGTAGATCAGTAGTTGTTGAATCTACGCTGCCGCTGTTTACCATAAACTTACTGTACCCAGTTTGTAATTGTACTGAACGGCCAACCGCTTCAGAGTCTGCAATAGATCCAGGATCTGTTGAATCAGTGACTGAGTAAAACTGGGTGCCGGTATCTCCGGTAAAGTCGTGAACGTGATCAGGAAGGTTTGTAATATTAATTGATTGTTCTTCATTACCGTTTGATAACCCTACAGTATCCGCTGATACTGCAGTAACTCTGTTAGCTACTGGTCCAGGGATTCCGTCTTTATCTAACGTAGTTGTTCCTGATGTTGCGCCAGATGGTAATAAAGGAACTGATATACCATTATTCATATTATCAGCACCAATGGCCATCCTACCTCTTAGATCAGGCAATCTAAATGTTGCAATACCTACTAATGGTACTAACCCATTATAACTGGTGCCTATGGTTGCAAACAGTTCGGGGTATGAACTAATTGATACCTCTGCACCGTCACATAATAGGTAACCATTGGGTAATGTTGTTCCTGCAAATGACACAAGAGATCCAATAGGCACTGTCGCTACTGTAGATAGGAACGTTGTTTTTGTTATTTTTCTTAGGCCAGTTAATGGTCTGTTTACTAGCAGTTCATCTGTAGAAAGAAAATCAAGCAATTCAATCTTATTACCAATAACGTCTGAACTTAATGCAGTTGTAAAAATTGCAGTGCCGCCAACTTGCTGACCGTCAAAACTAATTGTGTTAGTACTAATAACGTCGCCAGTTAAAGAAAAATCTGTAGAGCTAACTAGTCGAGTTGCTGTTCCAGTAACTGAACCATTAAATGCACCGTTAAAAGATCCAGTAAAAATTGTACTAAGGTCTGGATTGCCAATGTTATTAGCATAAATTGTGTTGTAACGTAACAAATTAGTACCAATATTATGTACATTGTTTGCTACTGGAGTGATAGAATTTGAAGTTAGTGTGCCAGTAATATGAGCACCGGTGCCTACACGCAGAGTTTTTGCAATACTTGCGCCACCTGCAGTTTTAATACTGCCATTACTTAAGGTTGTACTATCTGTTGTGCTGGTAACAATTATATCATTACTAACTTGTAGTTTACCATTAATATCTAATGCTTCTGCAGGATTTGTTTTGTTTATACCTACGCTTGTTCCGGTGACTGTCAACACATCACTAGAAGTTCCTGCTTGATTAACTCTAAGGAATATACTAGAACCTTCAATTTTATTAGTTAAAACTGTAGCACCATTTAATGTGTTAGTTAGTGTAGTATTAAGATCGGCACCTACAATTAATCCGGCATTGTTTTTAATAGTAAGACCGTAGTCAGTAGTACTTGCAACATCACCTCTAAGGAAATTATTTGCATCAAGACCATCAGCATACCCTGATACTACAAGTTTTGTTGCACGATCAGCTGTTCCCCAAAACTTGTTAAGTACAATTCCATTAAGATCAAAGTCTTTAGTTGACATGTTAACACCTTGATTGATTACTGAAAATCCATCAATTGTTATTTTTGGTGTAAATGTATCTTTACTAATAATTGCAACAACTTCACCAGCAATGATAAAGTTTAATATAATGCGTGGTAAGTTTGCTGTATCATAAATTGACTCTACTTTAGGTCCTGACTGCGTTCCTTCACTAAATTGAGGTCCGACTAGTAACCAGTTAGATCCTGACCATAAGTATAATTGTTGATTACTTGTGTCGACCCATAGATCTCCAATGACTGCTGTTGTGGGACGGGCAATACTTTTTGTTACATTGCCTGCAGCTACCCATTTAGTACTATCCCAAACTTTTAATTGTGGTTGAGGTGGGCTCGAAGTAGTACCAGTGTCATACCATAGTTGTCCTAATACAGGTTTTGTTGGACGATCAATGAAAGAACTAGCAAAATTTTCTAGTAAATGTAGGAAATTTTCTCCAATTGCTTGGGCATATCCTGGAAGATTCTTTCCTACAAAACTTAAATCAGTTGTTTGATTTAAGTCTAAATCGTTAACTGTAATACTTCCGTTGTTAGGTTGGTCAAAATGGTCAATTTGATATGGCATTATGCTACCTCACTAAGGCCAGTTAAACTCTGAATACGCACTGTGTAATCAACTTGAATTAATCTATTTAGAGACTTTTGTACTGGATGAAAGATCACATGAGTTAATAGTCGGCCAGTGCCATCTGTAGCATAAGATTTTAATCCTAATTCATCAAATACATATGTACCATCAGCACTAGTAGCATTGTCAAATGCTTCTTGACTGCTAGGCTCGCCGTAGTCCAATAAACAAGTGATAAACACATCAGTATAATTTGTGCCGGTTACGTGTCTAGTTTCAATTTTATTGCGAATAGGATCAGTGTTTACACTAGCACGGTCATCTACCACTTTAGAATAAGTTTCATTGTATAAACTTGCACTAGTTCCTGTGCTATTAGGTGTAAGATAGGTAATAATGCCCGTAGGATCTATAGTAGTTCCTCCGTTACCAAATGCCATCTCATAGATGAATCCCTGTCCTGCATTAGCAATACTTTCTGCTAATGAGATGCTCATGTTTTCGTAGTGGATAGCATTGCGCTTATTAATAAACACTTCACCAGTTTCTGGATTGTGAATTTTAATATGCCCTTCAATGTGTATTCCTGATAAGTCTTTACCTTGCATAAATGATCTCTTTTTTATATTTACCTAATACTAATAAGTGGGTAGATTATACCGTCTACCCACTTAAATATTAGTCATTTTGATTATTAGACAGCGTGTACTGATATTTATCTGTCAAATATTCTGGAAATATTGCCTCTGAATTTTTAATAAAATTAGCAATCTCACTGTTAGAGTTATGTAGATCAGTTTCGCCCCACTGGGTGCCTGTCTTTTTAATCACTACAATTCGTGTGTCTGCTGCTGCCTGATCTGTTAAACTAATACTACTGGCAACTCCATTTACTGAGAACTCAGCAGTAAAGTTAGAGTCGCCTTCCGGGCTGTAAGGATAGCCGTTTGACTCTTCAAATAACGTATAGTCTACTTTCTTTAATTTATATCCGCCTACAAATACGTCAATTTCATTTACACTAGTTGGTATATATCGTAATGCTACATTAGATGTACTACCATTGCTTATAGAAGTTTCAATAACATGAGTGTCAGCATACGGAATAGTTTCTGTTGGTCCAATGTCTAACACTAATGTGTGCTCTAAATGTACAGTAGGTGCTCCTGTACCTAATGTAGCACGGCGTAATTGCCCTAAAGTATTGCCTACTTTCGTAAAATACTCAATACGCTCGCCATTAATTTCAATAATGCCAGGCAAATTCAATACAGGATTAGGTGAGCTTAGTTTTGATCCGTCGACTAGTAGAATTTCTGCATCTTTCTGCAGTAAATCTCTAGCTAATCGTGTAGACTTAGCTTTAGAAATTCTCTTATAGTGTGTGCGATTTAATATATCTTTAAACTGCATGTAACCATAACTAGATTTAATATGTTGGTCACTAAAACAAACTATGTCTAAATAATCTGTAGTTTCCATAGGAGCTGCTAATTTCACTGTAACATGATCTGCATCTAAATAATAGTCAACGCTATGTGTTAAAATTTTACCATTCTTAATAACCCAAACGTAATCGTCAGTAACAACTGATCTACTTAATTTAAATTTACCGCCAACTAAGTGTTTAGCTCTAAAATAATCGTATGTTCCGCTAACTAATGACCCGCTTAGACTAGTATACTCTGTTTCACGTTGAATAGCTTCAACAGAATGATTGTAAAAAGATATTACTTCTACAGTGCCCGTTGGTGGAGTTGTAAAATTTATTTGATTACCATTTATTGTATAGTTTTCATATGCTAACTTAGCTACAGTTAAGGTTGCTCCTTCTACATATGCTTCTGCTCTTAGATTAATTGTAACTCCAGAGTAATCAATTACATAACCAGATCCATATGTTAACTGGGCTCCGTTTACAAAGATTGCAAAATCTGTAGGTGTTGGAACATAAGGAGGTGACTTATAGGCAGCTAATGTATAATCTAATGTATTATTTTCTAAAACAAAATATTCATTTACAGTTGTTCTATATATAAAATTTCCAGCACTTACTAAAACATTATTTGCATATGGTTCGGTAGTGCCTATTGGATTTGCTAGTGTAAAGGTGTCTAGCACACCATCTGTTGGCAGTGTTTCAATTTTAATAATAGATGCTGTTTGATTTTCATCAGCAGTTATCATATAAGTGATTAATTCGTTAACAGGTCGAGCTGCTGCAAATCTAATACCAACTTTATCTAATGATGCGTATGCGTCTGTAGTCTGAAATAGCTCGTAATTAACAGCTAGCCCGTCAACTAACACTACTGATCCTATTCCTTCAATCCACGGCGCATTAGTTACGTACTCTAATGTTGCGCCATCTGATATAAAATAGTCAGAATCTAATAATGATTCACTGGCTACACTAAATGTAATTACACTTAAAATTTCTTTATCTGCAGGCGGTGGTGCTGTTAATAGAGTAACTGTACTATCTTGCCAGTTTACTGTGTAATCGATACCTTGTCTCAGAATATTACTATCCACCTTAACAAATATAGATGCAAGATTGCCAGGAATTTGACCCATGTTAAATTCATTTGTTGCTCCATCACAGATAAAATTCTTAAACATTATCTTAGCAGAACCAGCAGTTGGTAACTGATAAACTTTAATTGCTACAGCATCTGAAATATGTCCTGGAACAATTTCTTCAGGAGCAGCACTGGTCAACGGAGTAACTAAGCCAGACCCTTCTAAAATAATGTCATCAGGTGCTATACCTGTTGCAGATGTCAGTGCTGTTCCTTCAAATGCTCCGCCACTTAACTGCGTATCGTACTCATTCTCAAGCGGAGTATAACTGCCATCGCTGGTACTCTTACGGAAGATAACTTTGTCATTTACATTAATTGTTAAATTTAAGTTAGGTAAAGTAAAGACCTGTGTGGTGCCATCACCGATAATTGGCGTCATTACTACATATGGCTTACCTGGCATCGGGTACGTTACAAACTCAGAATCGTCAATTCTTTGTCCGTTTACATACACGTTTATTTCTTCTCCGTCTGTAGGAGAATAATCTAAATCGTATGTATATTGTGATGCACCTGCTGAAAAGATTTTATCATCAAATGTAGCATCAAACGATTCCCATGCGTCTGGCGCAATGTCTTCTCCGTTTGTGCCTACCATCCAACCGCCTCTAACATTAAATCCTAATCCAGTTATCTGTGTACCACCGTAATCAATACCTGTCATTAACTGCGCAAGGTCTTTACCGTACATACCACTAGTTGGGTTGTAATAAAAATTAATTCTATCAGTTGCTGATAAGTGATTAAAATTCTTAGTGTACGTAACACTAACAATTTCGCCTTGAGCAGGAGCGGTTTCTAATATTAACACTCCGTAATAACTAGTAAATCCTCTACTAGCAGTTGTTTTAGTCTGCAGAGTATATTCGTTTCTTAACACATCAATGTTATTAACTGTTACAGAACTTGTACTACGATCTCCATTAGGACTAAATTTTAAAACAAATTGCAATTGTGAACCAGTTCCAGTAAATGTTTCTGTTTCTTCAAGCTCAGTAACTACATATGTTCTTGAAATTCTATCAAATTTAATTGCAATTTTATTAGATCTAACTACTTCGCTTTCAATTACCACTGCTGCACGGGCAGCAACGCCATCAACTGATAGTCCACCATCTATTATAATTGTCGGTGCTTTAAGATAACCTGTACCTTTTGATATTAATACAAGTCTATTAACACGACCATTAGCAATATAGGCTTTAGCTGTCGCGCCTGTCCCGTACCCGCCTTCAATTCTAACAACTGGATTACTTATATATCCAGAGCCACCGTCAACAAGTGCAATGCTTTGTACAGTGAAGCCAACATGATCGTACCAATGTTTCCATGGATACGATGTAATTTCTGGTGAAGATGTTTCAATTTCACCTGTAGAAGAAACTGTCACAGTCACTGGTGCAACTTCAAATTTAGAATTGATAGTTGGAATTAAATCAAAATCAGTAACTGAACTTTGTGAATATTCTATTCCAGTGTATGAACTTACATACTCACGAATTTGTGTCTTATAAGGCTTAACCTCTTTGATATAATCTTCAAAATTTTCTAAATTGTCATTGTTATACGTTACTTTCTGAGATAAGTTTCCTACATTGTGAGTTGCTTTTACAAAACTAGTTTTAAATGCCCAGTCAATAAAAGTTTGTTCATGTAGTGCATATCTTAAAGATGCAAAGAATAACTTCAAATATTCAACTTTAAATTCGTCAATAAGAATTTTATTTTTAATTGTATCAATAATTATTTTTAATTCAATGGTTGCTAGATCGTCATATTGTGCTGAATCAAATAACACACTATCGTATCCTATAGCCGAATAGTTGTAGAGGTTGCTAGAGAACTGTATCGTTCCGTTTTCACGGCCAACAACAGAATAGTTTTGCGTATAATCAATAGTGGCTATATTATTATATTTTTCTAGTAGCAGCCAGCCGCCTGATCCAATATTTTTAACTCGTACAATACTACCGACATTAGATTCTAATAGTGCCAATTGATATGTGTTGTCTACTAGATGATCAATTTTTGTAAATTGATTATATCCTGTAGCATACCAGTCCATGTAGTCCCAATATTTTGTTACATCAAAGGCTTGTCCTTTTTCTCTATCCCAAATTAATTCTGTACTATTCCATGTATAAGTAGTCCACTTATCAAAAGTGTTAGAGTCGCTTAATACCAGTACAGCAAACGGACGAACTGTAAATGTAGTGTTGGGTTGGTAGCCTTCTCCCTTATTGATTATTTCAACTCCCGTCACTTGGCCAGCCGCATTTATTTTGGTTTTAACTACTGCGTTCTTACCGGTTGAAGAAATAATTACATATGGAGCATTAACGTAGCCGCGACCTGCTGACACAATGTCTGCTCCAATAATTCTACCATTTTCAATAACTGGCGTTAAGCGGGCTTGTTCTAATGTTGCTACTCCCACAAAACGTAATTCAGCATTAGTGTCAATTGTTATATCCCACTGGCCAGTTACTGTACTAGGAGGAGAATTATAACCTTCTAGATCAGTTAAGTCGTAGTCATCAACAATTAAATTTGTAGCTAAAACTGCATTAACACGTTCAATGTATTGTTTTAGTGCTTCCACACGATTGATAAACATACTTTGACGAGGTCTAAAATTAATACCATATTGTTGCTTAAATGGTAATTTAATATCAGGTACTAGTCTATCGTTTTCATCTTTACCAACTAGACTATGAATCCATTTATTTTCAAGCTCAACAGGAAGTATAGTATTAGGATGCTCACTAATTATCTTCCACTGGCTGTGTGCGTTGGTGCCTATATAATCTAACGACACTGTCCAATATTGAACTGTTAAATTAAAATCAGTACTGTCTATTAGACCAGTAACATTTACTAGACTAAAAGAGTCAGCACCTGTTAGTGCAAGACATGAGTATCCTTCTGAGATAGGATCAGAAATTAATTTAGAAACATTGTATGCTGACAGTGATCTTCCAATAACATTAGGAGCAACAGTTGGATTCTTTACCCAATAGTAATAGGTATTTTGGAATGTTTTAGATACTGCATCATATCTCTTTTTAACGCTGTATACCGCATCGCCATAACGACTAGTTCCGCTTATACCTAAAGAGTTTCCTTTATCGGTAGGCGATAACTTGTCCCACTCCGAAGGTAAGTATTTTGTTTCTACCCATTCGTAAATATCAATGCTAGCAGTATCATATAAAGTATTCCATGTAGTTGATCGGTAAACAACTCCGCCTGCACGATTGTCTAAAAATCTAGCACGGGTCAAATCCCACCATAACATGCCAACTTGATCTTTAGTCCAATTCATTCCGTCATCAACATTAACTGTACTATTACCTACAGAATAAGTAGCTGGGTCAAAATATGTTTTATAACTAATTTCTTGATCAGCAGGTCCTGGAATCTTTCCTTGGCTTGCATCTACTACGTCTATGTAAGACGTTAAAACATTTTTAGTTCTATTATAAATAAATGCTTTTTTAATTTTATAAACATCAGGTCTACTAGTTTCTGTATATTCTGCAATCCACGATCTAGCAGTTAGCGGTCTTGTATAAGCGTATACTGAACCTTGACGATCATAAGTTAATGAATCTTCTGGAGCACTAATTAGAATATAATCGGTAGCTATTGCTATAGATGTTCCATATAGATCGATGCTAGTAGAATCAGAAGTAAGACTTTCGCCAAATATAAATTTAGTAGCGTATCTATCAAATATATCAACTCTACCAGAGTCTACTTGATAATCAACAATTCTTAATGTGTTATTATCAAACGTAGTTAAGCCACCTTCGATGAATGTTGTTAATTTTTCAATGTCACCGCTAGCTGAAAATATTACTAACGACTCATCGGTGTTCATAAAATTAACAGTGTATCCAAATTTTGCATTGAGTTCTTTTTTACTACTAACTATTGTTTGATGCAGATTAAAATTATCAGCTACATCGAATACAAAAACTTTTCCAGCATCTACACTATCGGCATCTGTAAATGGAGCACCAACTGCTAGGTACTTTCCGTTTGTAGATAGCGATATTGATTGCCCAAACTTGGCTCTTGCTGTTAAATCAACTGTAGTACTATCTAGGGTAGTTTCTAAAGTATATAAATTGTTAGCTAATCTATACACATAAACTTTCCCTTCATAAGATGATTCTGTATTAGCTAAATCTACAGGAGCAGATGCTACAAAAATATCTGCTGACTCGGAAAACGCAATATCGTATCCAAACAAATTCCTTGTGCCAGCAGTCTTAGGACTTGCATACGTAGTC